CTGACGATAGACCGGTGGGCCGACCTTGTGCGCGAACTGCACGGGGAGCCGGAACAGGCCGGCGATCTGTTCGATTTGGCCGACCTAAGCCCATTCAGCAAGCAACAACAACAGCCGGTCTCACCATCTGGAAAGTCGCGTCAGCGCAAGCGTTGGGGATCATACTCATGATTGAAAGCAAACCTCGCATGCGTGTAAAGGCGAACTCGGTGCGGGTCGATATGCCTGCGCCGCAGCCTGCTCCATCGCGTAAGATGACCGCGCGATATCTTCGCGGTGACCGGGCAGGCACGTTGAGCATGCGTCGGGCGATCACGCGGGATGCAAGGCTCGATGTCCGCGAAGCGGCTGAACGTGCTTCGGCTTTGGCCCACGATTTCATGCAGAATAGCGGCTGGATATCGGGCGCTATTCAGCAGATCGTCACGGATACCATCGGCGAGGAGCTTAAGCTCAACTGCCGCGCACTGCTGGAATCCTTCGGATACACAAAAAAGCAGGCATCCGCATGGTGTCGCCATGTTGAACGTGCTTGGCGTCGTTGGGCATGGAACCCTAGAGAATGCGATCTCGCCGGAAAGGCGACGATTGCAGACATGGCAGAAGCCGCGCTGCTCAGCTTTCTAGCGAGCGGCGAGGCATTCGGCATCCTCGACAATCTGCCGCTGGAAAAGCAGCGCCGCCTTGGCCTGAAGTCCGGCACAAAGGTATCTTTGATTGCCTCGCACCGCTGCCCCCGAAAGACGGAGGAAGGCGTCGGGCTAGATCAAGGTATCTATCACGATGACGACGGCAGGGCCGTTGGCTACCGTTTCCGTGTCAGAGTTGGCGGCATCGAGCAGGATCGAACCGTTGAGGCCGCCGATGTCATCCATGTCATGGATCGCGCCGCGAACCTAAATAGCCCGCGTGGCATTTCGGTAATCGCCCCGGCATTGAAGGTTATTGCGCAGTCGGACCAGTTGGCAGATGCGACCTTGGCGACGGCGTTGATGCAGACCATCTTTGCGGCGACGATCAAAAGCCCGGAGCCGAGCGATACCGCATTTCAGGCTATTCAAACCTTGAGTGATATCGATGCTCCCGCCGGATACGAAGGGGACTGGTCGAACTTCATCGGTGGGTTGCAACAGGATCTGCTCGATGTCTGGGATAACCGCATCGGGGCGTTGAAGGATAAGGGCATATCGATGTCCGATTCCGCCCGGATCAATCATCTCGGACCGGGTGAAGAATTCCAGATGCACACGGCTGCAACGCCGGGATCGCAATATCTGCCGTTCTTCCAAAATCTGCTGAAAGAAGTCGCCCGCTGCCTCGGCATTACATATGAGGCGCTGGCGATGGATCATTCCAACGCCTCTTATTCGTCTGTTCGTATGGCCGTTGCCAGCATTTGGCCGATTGTCTTGCGCAGGCGAACCCGGATCATCGCTCCGTTCTTGCAGGGCATCTTCGAGCGCTGGCTTGATGAAATGATCTTCAGAGGCGTTATCCCGTTCAAAGGCGGGTACGCCGCCTTTAGCCGGGACAAAGAGAGCGTCTTTCAGACGGAATGGAGCGGCCCGGCGGCACCCTCGGCAGACGATTACAAAGCCGCCCTGGCGACGAAGATCAGGCTCGAAACCGGCGTATCCACCTTCCACGATGAATGTGCTCTCGCCGGCAAGAACGGCGAGGAACAGATCGTCCAGCTCGGGCGCGAAAAGAAGATGTTCGAGGACGAGGGCGTTCCTCATCCGTTTGGCCGGTCGCAGGGTGGCGGCGGTCCTCTTGGGGCCGCAGCCGATGGAAACAGAGACCCCGCGAAGGAGGCTGCCTGATGGCTGATGATGCCGACCCGCTGAAAATCGATTGGTGCGCGCGCGCAGTGAAATTGCGCCGCGTGGAAGAGGCGTTGCTCTCCGGCGAGATGGTCACGGAAGCGCGCTTCGGTGAAGACATGGCCCGCTATGCCAACGCCTCATTGGCAGAAGTGCAGCGGGCTTTGAATGAGGCCATCCGCAATTGTCAGATTGCGCGAGGCGAGAAACCAGCGCGAACCCGATACGCGATCAGCGGTCGCATACGCCCCTACTGAGGTCACAAAAATGGCTGCTATTGTTGAAGACGGAAAGCTACGGCTTTCCGGCTATGTCGGCGATTATTACTTTGAGGACGGCTTTACATCGGCTGATGTCGTCTTCGCTCTGTCGCAGATCGAGGCCAACGCCGAGCTTGCCGTCCACATCAATTCCGGTGGCGGCATCGCGACCGAAGGTGCTGCCATTCACGCATTGCTGTCGGCGCGACCCGGTGTGACCAATGTGGTGGTTGAAGGGATTGCGGCATCTGCCGCGTCTCTCATCGCCATGGCAGGCCAGACCGTCACCATGTCGGCGGGCGCGGTGATGATGATCCACGACCCCAGCGGATACACCTTCGGCAATTCCGACGATCACAGCAAAACCATTGAAGCGCTTGAGGCGCTGGCGACTTCATACGCTCGCGTCTACGCCTCGAAATCCGGCAAGACCGCCGACGAATGCCGGGACATCATGCGGGCCGAACGATGGCTCACGCCAGACGAAGCCGTCGCCGAAGGCTTTGCCAACGACACAACCGAAAGCAAGGCCAAAGCGGTCGCCGCCTTCGATTACCGGCTGTTCGCGCACGCTCCGAAGAATCTCGTTGCGCTGTCGAAGGCCAAGAACTGGTCGATGACGGCCAGCCCCCCACCCAAAAATCAGAATCCCACTTCCACCAAGGAGACAACCGTGAACGACAAAGAGCGCGCGGAAAGCCTCGCATCCGAGAATGCCGGCTTGAAAGCGCAGATCGAAAAGTTGACAGCCTCGGCTGATAGCGCCGTGAAAGAGGACCGCGAGCGCCGGGCCGCCATCATGGCGCTCGATGAAGCCAAGGGACGCGAACCGCTGGCGGAGCATCTGTTTTCGACGGGTGCTTCTGTCGATGCCGCCAAGGCAACCCTCTCGTTTGCGCCGAAGGCCGGCGATGCCGTCGAGCAGGAATACCAGCCGCCTCGCAGCATGAACGCGCAGGGCCTCAATCGCGAACCGGCCAATGGCAAGCCGCAGGCGAAATCGGGCCTCTCGGCTCGGATCGATGCCCGCGTGCAACGCGCCAAGGCATAGCCGGCCCGGCTGACGAACATCTCATCTGCAACACATCTTCCGTGAAGGGAAACGAACATGGGCATTCTGCCTGTTATGAAATTCCAGCAGACGCCGGGCATGTCCACGCTGCTGAAAAAAGAAGTCGATGCCGAAATCTGCCGTAGCGTCGGCACCTTGCTCGGCGGCGAGGATGCCGCCCGGACCGTGAAAATGGGTCAGCTCGTCGGGAAGATCGTCGGAACCGAGCAAGCTCCTGCCGGCGCGAAGCTCGGCAAGCTGGTGGCATGGGACCCGTCCGCAACGGACGGCAGTCAGATCGTCCATGGTGTCTGCCTCAAGGATTGCGAAGCACCCGTAGGCGTCGATCTTGTCGGCGGCGTTCTTTGCTCGCGTCGTCTCTCGGTTCTCAATCGCGCCGCCATCGTTTGGCCGGCTGACGCTACCGATGCTCACAAGGCTGCGGCGCTCGAAGACATTGAAGAGCGCCTTGGACTGATCCTCCGCGCCTAACCCATCCCCAATCAATCGCCGGAATTTCTGTCTCGCGTTCGCGGGTAGGGGTTCCCATGCCTATCAGGATACAAGGATCCAATCCGCCATGCCGGAAATCGTTTTGCCCTACTCGAATGTTGATCTTACGACGGAGGTCAACAAGCTGCCGAATACCTTCGGCCTTCTCAATGCGCTTGGTATCGCGCCGGGTGAGCCGAAACGCTCCCGCCTCGTTCGCATCGACTATCGGGAAGGGCAGATTGTTGTCCTGTCTCATCAGGAACCGGGCGGTCCCGGCGAGATTACCGATGACGGCGCTCAAAGCGGCATCATCCTGTCCATTCCGCATTTCACCCATTTCGAAAACATCCTCGTCGGCGACATTGACGGCCTGTTGGAGGTTGTGAATGGGCAGATTACCGACGTTTCGCTTGACGCGGAACTTGAGCGAAAGCTCATCACGATCCGCAAAAATCACTCGATCACGCGCGAGTTTCTGCGGCTCGGCATGCTGCGCGGCGAAATCAAGGACGGCAAGCTGCGGACGCTCTACAATCTCTATGATGTCTTCGGCGTCGAAAAGAAGGAAGTCGACTTCGCGCTCGGCACTGCCGGCACCGATGTTCGCCAGAAATGCGAGGAGGTCAGCGACCATATCCTGTCCAACGTCAAGGGCGAGACGGTCGGCGGCGTGGAATCCGTCGTTGACAGCAAGTTTTTCGCCAAGCTGATTTCCCACGCCAAGGTCGAAAAGTACTGGCTACAGGCGCAGAATGCCTCCGTTCACTCCCAGTTAGAGCGCCAGCGCCTCGGCGGCAATTGGGGTCGCGTCTTCGAGTTCGGCGACATCATCTGGCGCGAATATAAGGGCGGATTGCCGGTCAAGAGTAATGACGGCAGCATTTCCACCGTCAAGAATGTCGATGACAATTCGGGCACGGTCTATCCTTCCGGCACCCAATCGATGTTCCGCACCTTTGATGGTCCGGCCTACCACATCGAGCGCGTCAATCAGGTTCCGACCGTCGATGAAGAAGGTTCGATCTTCATTTCCACCAAGGAACTGGATCATGGCGTTGGCCTCGAACTGAAATCGCAATCGAACATGCTCGCGATCTGCAAGCAGCCCGATTGCTTGGTGCAGGTCAAAACGAACTAACAGCCACCGTCATCCGGTCGCCATTGCGGCGACCGGATGCAGCCTTGGGAGATTGAGCATGCCTGTAGCGGCCAACTTTCACAACGTCCGCGATGCTGTTGTTTCGGCGGTTGACGGCAAGTTTGCCGAAACAATCCGTCTGTCGCCCATGAGTGGCGGCGCGAGAGACCAGCAAAGGCCGCAAACCGAGATTGAGGCGGTCTTGCGCACGGGTGGCGAAAAATCCAATTCCGTTGACACCGCGAACCCGGCGGCTTGGCAATCCAAGATAGCTGCGGGGAAAGCCCTTCTTTACATCGATCGCACTCGATACCCGGATATCGCGGTCAGAAAGCAGGATGCGGTTCGTGCCTTGGCTCGTCCTGGGCAACCTGTCTTCGAGGTCTCGCTTGTCGATGATCGCAATCACACTAGGCTGATTGTCGAGCTAGTTCACAAATAACAAATTTGGCGGGTGCTTATGTCCCTTGTACGTTTCGCATTGCGCATTGCTGCGGTCGAAGCCCTGAAAGGGC